GCCCCCCGGGTGGCGCTGCGCGCCGACCCTAGGGTGCGCCTTAATAGATAGTCATTAAAACCGTGTTTGCCTTAACCCTGCGCGATGTTCTCTAGGGTTAGGTTCTATACGTTGAAGTATACGTTATACGTTGTGTGGACCACGTACGTATATATACAAACTCTTATATAGTATGGATATGACTTACATACTCTATACTATAGTGGACACCATACAATAGCGTCCTCCCCTTACTACTAGGGGACGAGTGGATAGAAAGTGTACGGGTTATGAGAGGTGAGAGTAACCTCACTCACTTCTCAATCTACCGCGTACCCCACACAGTAACCATGACTACTCCGACACCAACACAAGCATCCTCCAATACAGTGCTCTTCGAAATGATGATGCATTACAAGACATGTATGGAGGCAGCAGAACAACGAGAGAAGACTCAACGCATACGAGACAGCGAACGTGTACACGTCGCTGGCGTCAAGTATTTGATGGCGCGCGATGAAGCTGCACGCCTTCAAACTGAGAATCACGACATGATTCAAGTGGCTCGAATGATGGGACGATCGATGCGGCGCAAGACTGCTATCCAGCATCATCGGGACCATCTCATCGACCAACTGACTACGAACATAGACGACCTATTCGATGCTATCGACTTAGTCGTGGACACCAACCTAGAACACAGTCTTGGTGTGGACTACATCTCCATGCACAAGAATGCGATACGACAGCGTATTGTATGCGCTGCAGAAACATGCAATCAACGAGTTGCAGTATGGAATGTGTCCGACGAAGAACTGGCAGCCGATGAAGTCATCGACTTGGCTGGTGACACTACAGAAGAAGAAGAAGAAGAAGAAGAACAGCCTCCCGGCGAAGAAACAATCTGGGATAGGGACACCCAAACATGGGTACCCCATACTGAATAGGGATAGGGTAACTATACTCTATACTACATACTAAATACTACACTACATACATTACGCTCATTTGGCTTCGCCAACTCGCTTCATTTAATAAATAAGAATAAGATAGAGTAAAATAAAAAGAACCCTTCGGGTCCTTTCATTTTATTACTAAAATTAAAAAGGGACACTACACTAATTATACAAAGGTTGCACCTCCATCTCCATGAGATAATCCTCATCTGGACCGGGGGGTGGGAGACGCTGGTTAGCGGCATCCATACCCATACGGTTCATACGGATTAAATCTTGGCGCGCAGAACGGCCTGATAGTCTAGCCTTCGCAGAGCGCAAGGTTTGACTAATCGAGGCAAAGTTCTTTGCTGATGGGGGTAAACGAGGAGGGCCTACATAATAGCAAGACGGTCAGGATAGTTGTTAACACCGCCGACTCCGTAACGGCCCATGGTGTAATCAACTACCCCACCTACTACAGACCGCGCCAGAGACCCGGCTAGGTTACTAACATCATTAGATGACATACCTATAGCACTCGATACTTCCGAGACAAACGATCGAATAGTCGAATCTTGTTGTTCCTCCGTATGAGCAAAATCTGTTTGAGCAACAGCTTGAGAGACTGCATTCAATACACCACTGTTATAAGCAGCGGCGGTTGAACCAATCAAAGTACTATTCTTGTCCGGAATACATTCCGAATGAAGAATAATCTCCGCCTGCAACGGAGAAATAGCACCTGGGGTCGTAACAGCTGAAACACCTTCAACTGCAACTAACAAAGTACCCCAAGAGAAAGGAACTTGAAACGATAGGGCACCGTTGCTACCCATCGCAACAGTACTTTCAGGACCATAAGGAGACTGATAACGAAACGCTGTTTCATCAGTCCACTTATTGATAAGAGTGATAGGACTCTGTGTCAAAGACGCAAGAGTCACACGCTTATAGAAGCTGTAACCCGACATACTCTGCAAATCTTGAGCAAGATTAGTATGATGGGCTACACCAGCACCAGCACCACTCATAATTGTTTCAGTTGCAATAGCAATATGAACAAAACCAGTAGTACTAGTTGGAGCAAATGGACAACTCAAACGAATCGCATGAGCTGTAGGTCGAAAAGCCTCAAACTGAGAGCTAAACGACGTAAACTGGGGAGCATCTTGGACTGTCGCATTAGCAGTAGAGAAACTCCACTGACTAGCGTTAAGTCCCAATGCAGTTACAAACGACGCACGTACGCTAGGATAAAAAGCCCAAGCAGCGGCCCAATTGGGCTGCGAACCTACTAAAGTGGTTAGGGTTTGATTATACTGCAACGGGGTCGGAATAGAAGGAAGTGTGGACGAGTCCGGAATCTTTGAACCAAAATACTTAGGTTCGAAAGGGTCCGACTGAGTCATCACAAACTTGTCCCCCGGGGACAACTCTCCAGGACACGAACAAGCCTGAGGGCGACGGCGAACAGTACCAGTCCGGCGGCGATATGGACGGCGAGAGGAAGCATACCGGGTACGCGGAGAATAACGAGAACGGGAATAACTTGCACGTCGAACGGGTGCACGACGACGCCTATATGGGCGACGAATGTTTACTCGAGAACGACGGAAAGCCATGATCAAATAACCGGGTTATTCGAGAACAGGAAAAAAGGAAAGTGAGCCTAAAGGCGGGAAGCCTAAAGGCGAAAGTGATGGCGGCCGTTGATTGGCTCTTCCTTAAAATAAGTTCAGATACTTCCCCAACTTCAACTTGGCCGACCACACAGAGGCTCTTAGGTAATAACGTGGAATACGACCCGCTGTGTCGGTTCCACCTGCCTAAGAGCCTCCTCATTCTTCAATCTGCGCTGCCAAGCAACAATGACCGAAGAATACAAAGGCAAAAGCCGTGGTTGGTGTTTCACACTCAACAACTACACTGAAGAAGATCAAAAAGACATAAAAGAAAAACTCGCTCTACACGCTCGATACGTAATCTACGGAAGGGAAGTGGCACCAGAAACTGGAACACCTCACCTACAAGGCTACATCTACTTCGACAACGCACGTCAACGACGATCAGTGTCAAAATTCCTACCGAGAGCAAAGCTCATCAAAGCTAACGGAACTGCAGACCAAAGCTACGTTTACTGCAGTAAAGATGGAGACTTCGTTGAATACGGAAATCGACCTATGTCAGCAGAAGAAAGAAATCACAAAGGAGGACAAGGAAACAAAGAAAGATACAGCCGCGCTATCAAGCTCGCTGAAGAAGGAAAAGCAGAAGAAGTTAAGGAAGACGACCCACAACTCTTCCTCCAATATGGAACTCGACTCGCCTCCCTCCATCAACCCGACACTAGTCCGATCGACGGAACTCTCGAACATGAGTGGTGGGTTGGTCCTACCGGAACAGGGAAATCTCGACTTCTTTGGGAACTGTACCCAGGACACTTCCCGAAAGCGCTCAACAAGTGGTGGGACGGCTACAAACATCAGGAAATCGTTGCAATCGAAGAATGGAGTCCCAAAAACGACTGCACAGCATCGGCACTGAAAAGATGGGCGGACCGCTACCCTTTCCCAGGTGAGGTCAAGGGTGGCACGCTACATAGATTACGTCCGAAGAAGATCATCGTACTCAGCAACTACACGCCGCAACAATGTTTTCTGAACTCCGAAGACATGGAACCGATACTCCGACGTTTCACCGTCATCCACTTCCCACACGAAGAACAACACGCACGTTTCCGCGCGGAAGATGGCAGTGACTCTTCTACCGAAGTGTCCCTTTTAGAAACCCCGATGGGCGAAGAACTGCCAGATCTTAGCCTTGATGGGGACTTCTGGGGCGACCAATAAGCTGGCTTCACTTGTGCCTCATCCGGCACGTTTCATTGCTACATAAATAGATAATCCATTAACCTTACAACCACAAACTTAAGTAATCGGGCCGACCTGCCGTCGGCCTGGGGTGTGCCCCCGACGGCGGCGACTCGCTTCGCTCGGCGGCCGTCTGCCCCCCGGGTGGCGCTGCGCGCCGACCCTAGGGTGCGCCTTAATAGATAGTCATTAAAACCGTGTTTGCCTTAACCCTGCGAGATGTTCTCTAGGGTTAGGTTCTATATGTTGAAGTATACGTTATACGTTGTGTGGACCACGTACGTATATATACAAACTCTTATATAGTATGGATATGACTTACATACTCTATACTATAGTGGACGCTATACTATACCGTCCTCCCCTTACTACTAGGGGACGAGTGGATAGAAAGTGTACGGGTTATGAGAGGTGAGTGTAACCTCACTCACTTCTCAATCTACCGCGTACCCCACACAGTAACCATGGCTACCAAGACACCAACGCAAGCATCCTCCAATACAGTGCTCTTCGAAATGATGATGCATTACAAGACCAGTATGGAGAAAGCGCAAGAACGAGAGAAGGAACAACGCATACGAGACAGCCAACGACTCCACGTCGCAGGCGTAAAGTACATGATGGCGCGCGACGAAGCTGCACGCCTTCAAACCGAGAACCATGACATGATCCAAGTAGCTCGAATGATGGGACGATCGATGCGGCGCAAGACTGCTATCCAGCATCATCGGGACCATCTCATCGACCAACTAACTACTAACATAGACGACCTCTTCGATGCTATCGACTTGGTCGTAGACACCAACCTGGAACACAGTCTTGGAGTGGACTACATTTCCATGCACAAGAACGCAATCAGACAGCGCATTATATGCGCCGCGGAGACTTGCAATCAACGAGTTGCTGTATGGAATGTGTCCGACGAAGAACTGGCAGCCGATGAAGTCATCGACTTGGCTGGTGACACTACAGAAGAAGAAGAAGAAGAACAAGAACAGCCTCCCGGCGAGGAAACAATCTGGGATAGGGACCTGAACCAATGGGTCCCTCTCCATAGATAAGGATAGGGTAACTACTCTATACTATATACTACATACTAGGATAAGACATTACGCTCATTTGGCTTCGCCAACTCGCTTCATTTAATAAAAAGAAAAGTAAAAAGAATAAGATAGAGTAAAATAAAAAGAACCCTTCGGGTCCTTTCATTTTATTGGATAAAATTAAAAGGGACACTACACTAATTATAAAGAGGCTCCACTTCCACCTCCATCAAGTAATCCTCATCGGGACCGGGTGGAGGCAAACGCATGTTTGCTGCATCCATACCGGCTCGATTCATCCGGATTAAATCTTGACGAGCTGCGCGACCGGATAGTTTAGCCTTCGCATCACGAAGCACTTTACTAATCGACGCAAAGTTCTTAGCAGAAGGAGCACTACGAACGGGAACTACATAATAGCAAGACGGTCAGGGTTATCGTTTACGCCGCCTAGTCCGTACCGGCCGGCGACATAACGAATAGCCCCACGACCCAAGGCACCACCAAGCTCACTCATCAAATTGTTGACTTCACTAGTAGACGTACCAATTGCATTAGCAACTTCTTGAGCATAACTTCGAACTGTCGTATCTTGTTGCTCTTCAGTGTGTGCAAAATCAGTTTGTGCAACTGCTTGCGACACGGCATTCAATACACCACTGTTATACGCAGCGGCGGTTGAACCAAGAAGAGTACTAGCCTTATCCGGAATACATTCCGTATGAATCACCACTTCAGCTTGAAGAGGCGCAAGGGATGCGCCCACTGTGTTGTTGGTGCTAGCACCCTCAACAGCAATAAGCAACGTACCCCATGACCAAGGAATGTGGAACGTCAAGGCACCAGCAGTAGTAGTTGCCTCCGTAGCAACAGGTGCCTGGTAGCGGAAAGCAGTTTCATCAGTCCACTTATTGATAAGAGTAACAGGACTCTGCGTCAACGACGCCAAAGTCACACGTTTATAAAACGTATAGCCACTCATATCAGCCAACGAATTGGCTAAATTCGTAAACTGAGCAACAACAGCAGCAGTACTATCATAGACTGTTTCAGTTGCTACCGCAATATGAACAAAACCAGTCGTAGTAGTTGGAGCAAACGGACAACTAAGGCGAACTGCGTGCGCCGTTGGACGAAAAGCTTCAAACTGCTGACGAAAGGCAGTATACTGCTGAGCATTCTGCACCGCAGCACCAGTCCAAGTCCAAGCACTAGGACCGGTACCAACTGCCGTAATAAATGAACTAGCTACAGAAGGATAGAAAGCCCACGCATGTGCCATGCTCGGCGCAGCAGCTGGTGCAATCGACATCGTCTGATTGTACTGCACTGGCGTAGGAATAGATGGTATTGTAGATGAATCGGGGATTTTCGCGCCAAAATATTTGGTATCGAAAGGATCACCCTGTAACATCACAAACTTGTCCCCCGGGGACATCTCTCCAGGACACGCACAAGCCTGAGGGCGACGGCGAAGAGTACTAGCCCGGCGGCGATATGGACGGCGAGAGGGAGCATACCGGGTACGCGAGTAACGGGAATAACGGGGATAAGCTGACCGACGAGTCGTGGTTGCACGTCGACGCCTATACGGGCGACGGATGTTTACACGAGAACGACGATAAGCCATGATCAAATACCGGGTATTCGAGACCAGGAAAAAAGAAGTATCAAATAACCGGGTTATTCGAGAATGAAGGGGGAGCATTCGCCATGACAGGTCTATTCTGGACCGAAAGAATTCGGTTCAGATACTGCTTGACCTTTTTGGCTCAGCTCAGAGGCTCCTAGGTAATATAGACAGATATGGCCCGGTGAGCCAAATCTGACAAGCCTAGGAGCCTCCACTCACTCTTCAATTTGCGATGTCCTACACAGCAAAATTCAGAGCATTCGTGTTCACCTGGAACAACTACACACCAGAAGATGAAGAACACATACAAACAACAATCAAAGACCAAGCCCGATACATTGTATACGGTCGAGAGATAGCACCAACAACGGGAACTCCACATCTCCAAGGATATGTGTACTTCACCAATCAACGGCAGTTCAAATCAGTCAAAAGACTATTCAGAAACAACTACGTCGACATTGCTGGAGGAAGTGCCGACCAAAGCGCAGTATACTGCCTTAAGGACGACATTCAAGGATACGAATACGGAGAAAGACCAGTAAGCACAAAAGAAGCCAGCATACGAGGGGGAGAAGCACAACGCGCGAGATGGGCTAACGCAGCAAAGAAAGGAAAAGAAGGAAGAGTGGAAGAACTAGCAGAAGAAGACCCACAAATCTACGTCCTACACGGGGTAAGACTTGAAGCACTGTACGAACCGCAGACTTCGATCATCGAAGGCGCAGTACAACACGAGTGGTGGGTTGGACCTACAGGAACAGGAAAGTCTCGACTGCTATGGGAATTATATCCAGATCACTTCCCGAAAGCACTCAACAAATGGTGGGACGGCTACAAACACCAAGCCATAGTGGCGATAGAAGAATGGAGTCCCAAAAACGACTGTACAGCGTCTGCACTCAAACGCTGGGCAGATCGATACCCTTTCTCAGGAGAGATCAAGGGTGGAACTCTACACAAGTTGCGGCCGAAGAAAATCATCGTCCTAAGCAACTACACTCCACAACAGTGCTTTCTCAACTCAGAAGATCTGGAACCAATACTACGACGGTTCACAGTTATCAACTTCCCCGATCACGCACAACACGCACGATTCCGCGCGGAAGATGGCAGTGACTCTTCTAGCGAAGTGTCCCTTTTAGAAACCCCGATGGGCGAAGAACTGCCAGATCTTAGCCTTGATGGGGACTTCTGGGGCGACCAATAAGCTGGCTTCACTTGTGCCTCATCCGGCACGTTTCATTGCTACATAAATAGATAATCCATTAACCTTACAACCACAAACATAACTAGGGGACAGGTGTGCCCCCGACGGCGGCGACTCGCTTCGCTCGGCGGCCGTCTGCCCCCCGGGTGGCGCTGCGCGCCGACCCTAGGGTGCGCCTTAATAGATAGTCATTAAAACCGTGTTTGCCTTAACCCT